GTAGTATCATTACAACGTAATGCCGTAATGTTAGTATCTCCAAGCGTACATTGACCTGATACTGTTGCTGTTGATGAATTCGCGTTTCGTCCTAAACCTATGTTGTAGTCACCAGTAGTGTTGCTTTGTAAAGCTCCCAGACCACTCGCTGTGTTACTATCACCAGTAGTGTTGTAGAGTAAAGCATGATAGCCACTTGCTGTGTTGTAGTTACCAGTAGTGTTGTAGTATAAAGCTCCCCTACCACTCGCTGTGTTGTAGCCACCAGTAGTGTTGTTCCTTAAAGCTTCCCTACCACTCGCTGTGTTGTTAACACCAGTAGTGTTGCTTTGTAAAGCTTGATAACCGCTTGCTGTGTTACTAACGCCCGTAGTGTTGCTCCTTAAAGCATAATAACCGCTTGCTGTGTTATGCGCTCCTGTAGTGTTGGAGAGTAAAGCTTGATAACCACTCGCTGTGTTGTAGCTACCAGTAGTGTTGGAGGATAAAGCGTCCCTACCACTCGCTGTGTTGAAGTTACCAGTAGTGTTGCTTTGTAAAGCATAATAACCACTTGCTGTGTTACTAGCACCTGTAGTGTTGTTTTGTAAAGCTTGATAACCACTTGCTATGTTGTAATTACCTGTAGTGTTGCTCCTTAAAGCAGCATAACCACTTGCTGTGTTGTTATTACCAGTAGTGTTGTTCCTTAAAACTTGATAACCACTTGCTGTGTTACTAGAACCTGTAGTGTTGTACCTTAAAGCTTCTTGACCACTCGCTGTGTTACCAGCACCTGTAGTGTTGTTTTGTAAAGCTTTATAACCACTTGCTGTGTTGGTTGAAATAGCACCCCCACCTCTTCCGACTGTTATATCATGTACGGAAGCATCTAATGTGGATGTTAAGCTATTAACTGTAATATCGCCTGTTAAATCAAGCATAGCGACTTTTTCAATTATCACTTCATCGCCTGTACCCTCATTTATAACAATATCATAAATTCCATCGACAACTTTAAAAGCGTAGTTTCCTTTGCTATCAGTCGATAATGGATTAGCAATTAACACCTCGTCTAAATCATATATTGTTGCCAATGCTTGCGTGCTATTAAGTCGCACTGTTACAGGCACACTTACACCGGCGTTACCTGTTGTCGCGCTGTCAAATTGTAATATAGTTGAACCGTGAAATACTTTCATTTTTTAAAACCTTTTAATTAATTTTAATGGTCGCCGTTGCCGTTTATATATCTTAAAGCAGTTGAGCCGTAAAGTGTAACTGTGCCGCCGCCATCTACAATACCCGAACCGGCTAAACCACCTGCGCCACCTGCACCAAAATACGTAATAAATCCTTCAGGATCATATAATGTCACATCCACACCTTTGATACCACCAACACCCCAATCACCGCCGTTTCCACCGTCATTATATGAAGCAGGATGAGCTGACCCATCTCCACCAATACCCCCGTTGCCTAATATATCGCCATTAGTTCCGGCTTGAGCAGGAGAACTACCTATCGGTATCCCCCCAATACCTACAAGTCTACCTGCACCACCGCCGCCGCCGCCACCGGGTGAATTCGGAGTAAAAGCATCGAAAGATGGTTCAGTAGCGCCACCACCACCACCACCACCGGGCGCACGAATATATCCATCTGCTGTTGGATAAGCTGCCGATGGTGTTGAGCCGCTAAAATAAATATCAGTTGTCACGCCTTGAGCATCAAAAACAATACCACCAATAGTGCCATCTTGGTCAGAATCGCCACCTTCACCACCTGCTGCTTGACCATCAAAACCGTTAACTAAAATAACAGTTAATGTCGAACCTGAAGCGAAACTCCCTGCGCGAATAGCTGTGCCACCATTTGCAGAATGTGAGTATGAGCCATCAAAAATAAAAGTTAAATCTACAGGCTCGGATGGCGCACCAGCGAAATCATTATATAAATTAATAGAGCCGCTTGGCTCATCTATTATTATTTCACTACCAGCATTAAAAGCAGCTTCATATGTGATTGCTTTTACTTCGTATGTTCTACCGTCTTTATATTTTGGATTAATTTTTGTTATTTGACTGCGTATACTCCCACCTTGATCGCCATAAATGCTTTGGTCTACACTTGTGTGCAAATCGACAACATCACCCACTTTAAAAGTTAAATATCTTTCGTCAGTTACCCACGATCGTTCAAATGGCGTATACTTAAAACGACTAACATAACGCTGAGTTAATAAAACCGCAGCGTCCTTATCAAGTATAAAATTGTTATCAAAAATCTTATCTTTGTGTTTTGTAAATAAGTCAGCACCTATCAAAGTGTTATCTGAAAATTGTGAAGCTTTTTTAAAGCTTGTTGTGTTATTTGTTTCGGCTAAGTTTCGCTTGTCATATAACACAAGCGCCCTACTAGCTCTCAGAGCCTCTTTCGCTTTTTTCTTAATAGAATGTGCGTTAATCTCTTTACCTTCTGATAACGTGGCTGTGGATTGCTTCCATACGCTAATAGCCGATAACTTGACTTGTCCTTCTGTAAAACCTGTAGATGAAACAGGTTCAAACCACAAATCCATTAAGTAACCTGTTAAGATTCTGTTAATAACATCATTAACATCTTCCGAGTTACTATGTAACGTGTTTATCTTGTCGTTTGCGTGCCATTCTGCGACCTCTGCCGCCCAATCTGCCGATGGTATTAATGCCACGGGTAGATCTGATTCAACTAATATTCTGGTTAATAAGCTGTCAATTGTTTCGTCGTCTGATAAATCACATATGAAAATTTCATCACCCGCACTATGGCTGCTTGCTGTTGTCTTTGTTAATAAAACTGCTGACGTTGGTGCGTATAAGTCACCACCACGAACGGCGACTGTGATCGTAGGTGCTGATGGGTTTGTGTTATTATAACTAACAACTTGCATGAATTCATCGCCTACGCGTAAAAAATCATTAGCAGCATATGTGGTATCTAAATCAACAGGGATTGTTGTAGTTGATGAGTTAATATTATTTCTAATATAACCGCCCTGTGGTATAGGCCACGACTTTTCGCCAATGTTAACTAATGACAAAACATCTTTACAAGCTAACTTCCACGAACCATCTTTACTCAATGAAAGCGTATCTGCTAAATAACTACGAATTTGAGCGCCGCCAACTAAGTCGATACTTCCGTTTGATTCAACTCGATATAATTTGAGGCGCACGTTTTTATTCTCAAATATTTGACGAATATTAAGTTTGCCGAAATACGTACCTTGATTTTTTACTATATCAGTAACACCCGATGCGCCAATATTCGGATCTTGTTTATTGAAGTCATTAAAAATAACAGACAATGATGAGCGACTAGATAAACCATCGCCGGGCTTTAATTCTGTCGCCGTTTCGCTTATTGATTTAATACAACGCCAAATAGGTTCACCGTTGATGCTCGGTAGTAGTGGGGCGTTCTCATTAGTGAAATAATAAGTTTTGTACTCACTCAAACCACCGTCAGCAATTGCCCATTTTTGATCGCAAGTTAACGGTGTTCCCGTACCTTGTGATTCTCCGATGGTGCATGCGCCTGTTATTACCGGTAAATCTATTTCCAACACTTCAAAATGGTGTTGGTTCCTCATACTTTGAGTTGATTCAAAAGTTGCCATTTATTTTACAGTCCATTAAATACCATGAAATTTAATTTTAACACATCTAGCGACCTAGTTTGTGAATGAGCTTTAGCATTGAATTTTGGATCGAAACAAATATAAGTTGATTCAGGTTTGCTTTCTACTTCTTTAATGAAAAAAGGTTGGTCAAAAGCAAAATCTATAAATGTTTGCCAAGCACCTTCGGCAAATGAAGCAACCTCATTAGGTAATGTTAACGTTCCTTTGAGCGTTTTCTTTTGTGTCAATGATGATACGGGCGCAACTTGTAAATTAGTTGTGGTGCGTTGTGTAACGTGTCGATTCAACCAATTTCGATTATAACCTGACTGCTCACCAGTTAAAATTGTTATGTGCTGCCCTGCCGCGATATAGCTAACAGTCATTTGGAAATTATTTGGCACTGTAATAAACTTAACTATTAAATTTTGAAACGTCTGACTGGGAAACGTGAACATAATATTATTGTTACGCTTTATCACTACGCTATCAATTAACGCGGTGCCATTATAAAGTTCAACAGTTGCTTGCGTTGGTGTTGCTGCGTTATGTCCTGATATAGCTATATAACTAATATTAGTTTGAGCGCCATAACTAACGCTAAAATTGCCAACATCAGCGCCACAAGTATAGTTTAATGAATGGTCTGGGTCTGAAATATTAAGCGGCGACTCGTTCGGGTCAACATTTGCATCTGTTATTGTTGGTGTAACATTTGTTAAAACATTACTTGTTGATATTGATAAACCTGCACCAACGGGTGCACCTAGCGTGTTTGTTATGATTGTCATTATGCGCGACCTTCTATCTGTGCTTTGTTAAGTGCTGCTGCAATTGCGTCAATTAAATCATCACCTGAGTCAGTACCAAAGTTGATAGTGTTTGATTGTGATCCGCTTTCGCTTGAATCTGTTAACTCTAAACTTGATGTTCCATCTTGTGAAATTCCTTGCTGTGTTGAATTACTAGAGCCACTTGAATCGCCTCCACTTACCGACGAACCACCAGAGCTACCCGACATTGCCCCTGCTGCTTGACCTAACCCTGTGGCGATAATCAAACCAGCGTTAACTGCTCCCATTGTTTTTACTTTTGCGGCCGCAGCCGCACCCCTTGCAAGCGAGCTAGGGTCACCGACAACTTGTTGAGCACCGAAAGCGGCGGTAGCTCCTGCTGCTGTAGCAACTGCGTTGGCACTTAACGCCGAAGCTTTTTGAGAAGCGATACTCGCTACAGCTACAGCTTTACTATTACCAAATAC